AGTGCCGTTGCAACGCCAATCGGCGGTGATTACGACATCGGTGAGTGAGCCTTCGGTGGGTTTGACGAGAAGGCGTTCGATGATCCAGAGGATGGTCATATTATTAGGCGTTCTTCAGAGCGTTGACTTCAGCGGACAGTTCCTTAATCGCAGCGACAAGCAGCGGGATAACATCGGTGTAAGCCAATCCAAACTGATCGGGCTTCGATACGTCCACGGCTTCGGGCAGTACAGCAAGAACATCCTGAGCCATCAGGAAGGGTTTTCGCGTGTTAGTTTTGTCTGACTTGAACTTGCCGATAACCGCTCGCAATGATCCAACCTTAGCGACAGCGTTGCTGATCGGCTCAATAACATCCTTCAAACGCTCATCAGAAGCAGAACTCCAAGAAGTAGCTGTAAGACTGGCGAGATATACGCCGTATATGTTTGAGGCTTGAATTATAAAATGCTGTGAATTGGACTGTGGACCAACAGCCCAACGATCCGTTCCATCAGCCGATAGATGTAGTCTTGCCGCAGTTGCTCCAACAGTGGCACTCGTTGTTCCAATAAGTAATGAACCACTCGCATCGAGGGTCATTGCTTGAGTGAAGGTGATGGGGTTGCCAGCGGTGCCGCTGGGAGCTGTGTACCAAGCAAAGAAACCACTTCCGACCATGAAGCGGTTGGCAGCATCTCCAGTGGAACGATACACAAACGCTTCATCACCGGAACCGATAGCGTTCCAAAGCAGACTTCCGCGAGATGTGGCAGTGGTCTGCGAAGCAATCGAAAAGTAGTTTGCAGACCCGATCTGAATTGCTTTGAAAGCAGCATTCCACAACGCACTCGGCGTAACCCCCACGCCCACGTTGCCGGAGGTGTCGATGCGGACACGCTCGGCACCATTGGTCCACAGATACAAAGCACCTGACAAATATCCAATTCTGCCGGATGGATTAAAATTGTCTGATAAAGCAATGTGTGAGTCATAGCCATTAGCACTAGACTGGAATCGAGCAACCACGTTTGAGCCAGCGGTGGTTCCGGTGAGCGCAGTCTGAACCGCAAGACGCTCATTGATGGTTGCAGTACCAATCCCCAACCCCGTAGAGTTGAGGGTCATGGCGGTGGTGCCAGCTACGGACCATGTGGCAACTCCGGTAGCGTCAATGCGATAGCGTTCTACAAAATTGGTTCCGAAAATCAACGGATACGCACCCTGTAAATACATTATGCCCGCATAAGGCACTCCCGAAAGACCACCAGAACCAGTGCTGTTTTCGCGTCCAACATATAAAGTGCCAGCACCATTTTCAATGTCTAGGAGACTGGAACCTGTTCCGTTGTCTTTAATATGAAAACGAGGACTTGCTCCTAAAACATCCAGTATGTAGTTCGGTGTCGCCGTACCAATACCCACCCGATTGTTCGTCGAATCCACCTTCAGCGTCGAGGTGTCCACCGTCAGATCGCCGGTGATGGTGGCGGAGCCAGCGGTGACGAGTCCGGTGACAGTCAATGCTCCACTCGCAGTCGGCGAGGATGAGAGGATGTTGTTGACGCTGATACGTTTGGTCGTACCAGATGCGGCCATTGTGGTATCGCTGACATCAACGATAGGGATAACGTCATTAGCCGGATCAGCGGCGGTCAACGCCGTCAGTGCTGTAATCTTTGTGTCTGCCATAGGTCAGTAAACGGTTAGAATGAATTTGTCGGATGCTTCGGTTAAAATGAGATCGGTGCCCTGTTCAGTTGCCATTCGATCGTAGGTGCCAAAAGACAACACGATCTTCCCAGTTCCATCCTCTTGTAAGACGAAGAACTCGTCTTCCTGCAATAGATCCCGGCGCACGATCGGCAGATCGGCGGGCGTGACGTTTCCGCCAGACCCACTCGAAGCCAATCGTGTTCCAAGAGCGAGTGTCACGGTTAGGAGCTGATGATTCCGTTGAACGCGACCACCTGACCACTGGAAATCTGGAAGCTCGTAATCGGCCCAGGAAGCGTGATGCCAGCGGGGATAGCCACTGTGGACCAAGAGCCGCTGATTCCATTGCCGGTGATCGAAGTGAAAGTGGTGACGGCAATCGTGGTGATCGCAACGAATGGGCCAGTGGTCAACGCGGTAGAGGTCACGAGCTGGAAGCCCGCATTGCCCATCGAATACTCGGTTGCCAGATTAGATTCTATGCTCATATGTCCCAAATTTTACGGATCTGATTCTTGCTGAAAGTGCTTTCAAAGCGGGTACCCTGCCGGTCTTCCATCCGGCTAAAGCCCTGCTTCACCTTGTCCTTGAGTTCGGCTTCGCGGGCAAAACCGGTAACCCCGAAGCGGGCTACCGGCTGCCTCGTCCAGCGTTCACCCTTGATCACAAGAGAATCGGTTCCCATTGGAGCGATTTGCTCCACGGACTTGCCTTTGTTCTCGAAGGTGTAGATCGGCATGTTAAGACTCCATCTCGCTGTCGTACTCGGAAACCATGTTTCGCATACCTTCTTCGTCCATTGGTTCCATTGATTCCTTGCCGGCCTTCTCGTACTCAGCGGGCATACCGTTCACGCTTTGGATCTCAACGTAAGCCTCACCATTTTCAAGCTTCTTGAGAATACCCCGAACTTCCTGTAGGACAACTTCATCACCAACCTCGGGGGAAGCCTGTTGGCCATCTTCCGTGTCAGTGGAAAGAGCCTCGACTGGAATCGCAATCATTGGCGCATTGTTGTCAGCCTCATCACATCCGCAAGCGGAATGAGAAGGGGCACCACCGATTTCTCGACGATGCCCCTTTGGGCCGACGGCAATCACCATGATGGTGGCCGTCTTAGGTCGCATATTACAGCGTGGTAGAGGTCTTCGTACGATGCACCAAGTACCAGACCGGGTTAGCGGTCGAGGCAGTGTTACCAGCGGCCAAACGCAGAGCGGCGAAGTACAGCTTTACACCAACGGTGACGAGCTGGTTCAACGGATCGCTCTTGTCGGGGGTATCGGTGATCACAACCTTCGGGGACAACGGATCATCACCGGTCAAAGCAGGGATACCGAACGACTCGTTACCGAAGAAGAACGAGGCGATGATGTCCTTGCTAACCGCCAGACCGCCACCCGCGGCGGAAGCCTGATACACGAACTCATCACCAGCGGTGCCGGAACCAGTGCTGACAAACGAGTTGGTCTGAGTGACAACGCGGCAACCGTAGATGGAACCCACCTCGCCCTTGTAGAACGGGGTACCCTTGTTGCCGTAGTTGGAGGCGTTCAACCAATCGGCATCGCGCATCAAATCACGGGTAACACGGGGATCGGTCGCCAGGACGTAGCCACCATTGATCATCGGAGCGCGGTTACGCTTCAGACGAGTCATGGAATCCAAGACAGCCGAAGCGGTCATCGTGGCATCGGCAGCAGTGGTCGCGCTGTTCAGACCAGAGAACGTCTGAGTGGTCAGCGTAGCAGGGTTGCCGTACACCTTAATACCGCCGGAAGAAGCGGCAGTGTTACAAGCATCCGAGTTATCGAACGTACCACCACCCTCAGCGGCGGAACCGATAGAGGAACCGCTGGCGGTGAGGTTAGAACCGATCAGAGTGTTACGAATGACCGAGTCAACCCAGAGGGCCATGTCCATACCAGAAGTCTTGGTGGCCTGCTGGAGGGAGTTGAACAGGTCCGTAGCGCGGAGGATGTCGGTCAATCCGATCACCTGACCGTACTGAGCGAGGCTCTTGCTGAGGCTGTTGAGAACAAGAGCGCGGTAGTTCGCGGAACCAATCGCCGTACCCTCAGTCAACGTCTTAACATCAGCAACGCTCGGCGCACCAAAGCGGAACATCGTGATGGCCTTGTTACCATTGTTCTTGGGGATCGGAGCCTTCATGGAGAACTGATCAAGAATCGTCTCCTGTTGGACGATCGAGAGAAGCTCCTTGCTGAAGAAGTTCTGGAACTGACTGGTTAGTGTGGATGAAGAAGTAATGCCTGCCATATTTTAGTTGTGGTTGTGCTATTGGTTGCTTTCCCGGTCGAACTCTCGTGTCGCTCGCATGAGCGCATCCCTTTGCTCCTTCTGGGATAGCTTGGAAAAATCCTTTTCCTCTGCTTTGAGTTGTCCTGCCGGAACGCTTTTACCAATGGCGGTCTTCTGCTGGAGCTTGTTGAGCTGTTCTTTCAGAGACTTATTCTCGGCTTCTACAGACTGAAATCGACCCGCAGTATCTTGGAGCTTCATCAATTCTACCGCATGGGCTAACCCATTGGGCAGCGTTGTTAAGATCGGAATGCGCTGCAACAACTCAACCGTTCGCTTGTACTCGTTACTGGACTGATCCTTCAACCAAGTCTCCTTCTCGGACAACTTGTTGAAATTATCTGACCAAGTCCTCGTAAAGCGTTCCTGTTGAACCTGCTGCTGCTTCACACTCACGGTCTTACGGACGCCATCAGCCTTAGCTCGCGCTGCCTTGGCCAACTGAGAGTCACCATCCGCATCGAATTCCTTGGCCGCAGCCTCATAATCCTCCGCAGTGTAACCCTTCTCGTCCCGAAAAGAATTGGTATCAGCAACCGTGGATTGCTCCCGTTGCTTGATCCACTCTTCCCGTTCACGCCTCACCGCCTCGCGCTCGGCCCTGATAGCCTCCTTCTCAGCGTTGATTTGTTCCCAGGTCTTGGTCTTTCGATTCTGATCCTGGGCGAATTTGCTCTTCTGATCCTTCGGCTTCTCCTCCTTCTGCTTGGCCTTGGAATCGGTCTCTGACTTACTGCTCGTGCCTACATCATCTTGCTCGCGGTTATTAACCTCTTTACTGGCACTCCCCTCATTGGAGGAATCTTGCTCAACCGAAGCTGACTCGTTTTTATTTTGAGTCTGCTCCCGTGGTTGGCTGTCGATATCGACACCAGCATCGTGATCATTGGCCAAAGCGAGCATCGCATCGGCACTCATTGTTTCATCTGACATATTGTGCTTGTATTCGTTTGCTGGTCCGCACAGACGCAGCAACCGCAACTTTGATCCTATGTATTCGTGACAGAATCCGGATCATCTTCCTGTCCCGTAATTGATTCTCGGTCGGCCATCATCTCGATGACCTTCACAAGACTGGCCTGACCCATTGCAAATCCAGAGGAGTATTGCAAATGGTTTCTGTCCGTAATTGCAGAAGCGTTCTGCATAAGAACAGTGTTCAGGAGAGCGTCCTTGAACTTTTTTCCGGTCTCGCTCTTGAAAAAGTTATTGAG